ACGTAATAAGAGGGCCTTGGAGAACAACCAAGACTATCACTAAAGCAAAAAGTGAAAAGGTTGCAATAGATATGTTATTTGTAGAGGATATGGCTGAGGCTGTTATGATTCCTATGATACAATCTTTTAATGAAAATGGTTTAGATATAAAAAACGATACTTTTGTTCAAGAGGTAGGTTTTATGAATGAGGTAGTTAAGTCTTTAGTTTTTAGACATTTAGGTTATAAACACCCAATGCAAGAGTTAATTAAAAATGTTATGAGAGTAAAAACTGAACCTGCCGATGATACATATGCTATTTTTGATGGTGAGTTAGTTGACCAAATAAGTAAAGCTGCAGATGCTGTGATAAAAAAGGAAGATGATGATGCTTGAAAAAATTGAAACCTTTGAGAGATTTAGTCCAACTATTATGCAATTTAAGGTATCAGATAGATTTGTAAACATTGTTAATGAAACTGGAGATGCAGTACTGCCTGATGATGGACTATCAAAAAAGTTTGATTTTTCAAATAGTCTTGTTGGTAAGGTTTCAAAAGAAGTTAAAATACCAATACTAAATGAGAGTGATAGAAATTATTATAGAGATACGATTAAAGAAGCTTGTTTACAATATCTAAAAACTATGATAGAAAAGAAAAGAGCTTATGAATGGACAAAAGGTGGTGGTTCAAGTGAACCAACTAGAGATAATATTCATTTAGCACAATCTTGGATTGTAAGTCAATATAAACATGAGTACAATCCATGGCATACTCATAGTGGTCATTTTAGTGGTGTCATATATCTCAAGATACCAAAAGATATGAATAAACAATATGATGAAGAATTTAAAGACCATTATCCAGCTAGTGGTTTGATTGAATTTATGTATGGAGAAAAGGCTGATTTTAGAAGTGACAATTTAAAGTTTAAGCCTGAAGTTGGAACTATGTTATTATTTCCATCATGGTTAAAACATAGTGTGTATCCATTTTATGTTGATGGTGAAAGAAGGAGCATGAGCTTTAATGCTTATCATATATACAAATGATTATTATTGATATGAACCAAATCTCATTAGCTAGTCTAATGATGGATATGAATATGAGAAGAAGTAATACAGTAGATGAGGGTATGGTAAGACATATGATACTTAATTCTATTCGTATGTACAGACAACAGTTTCATAATGATTATGGAGAAGTTGTTCTCACTTATGATTCCAAACACTATTGGAGGCGAGAGATATTTCCTCAATATAAAGCTGGTCGTAAAAAAGGTAGAGAAAATGATAAGAAAGATTGGGATGCTATTTTCAACTGTCTTAATAAAATCAAAGCAGAGTTCAAAGAAAATTTACCATACAAATATCTAGAGGTATATGGTGCAGAGGCTGATGATATTATTGCAACTTTATGTAAAAACTATTCAGAAAAAATTATGATTATATCTGGTGATAAAGATTTCATACAGTTACAAAAATATCCTAATGTTGAACAGTTTAGTCCTATACTGAAGAAGTATGTAAATGGCCATGACCCAAACACCTATATAAAAGAACATATACTTAAAGGCGATACTAGTGATGGAATACCAAATGTTCTATCGCCAGATAATACATTTGTAGATGGATTAAGACAAAGACCTTTAGGAAGAAAAAAGATTGAGAATTGGTTGTCAAAAGATATAGATGATTTACATGATGAAGTCAAAAGAAATTACCAAAGAAATGATAAACTTATTAACTTGGATAATGTCCCAGAGATACTTGAAAAAGTAATCATGGATGAGTTTACAAAAGCACCTTGTGGTGATAGGAGTAAATTATTAAATTATTTTATACAATCAAGATTAAAAAATCTTACTAATGAAATTGGAGAATTTTAAATGGAAAAAACTTATACCCCACTCTTTTCAGAGATACTTGACAAAGTGCATAAAGCAAAAACTAAAGATAGAAAAGTTGCAATCCTAAGAGAAAATAATACTGATGCATTGAGAATGGTTCTAAAGTCTGCATTTGACCCAAAAATAGAATGGGTGTTTCCAGATGGTGAAGTTCCTTATACACCTAATGATGCACCAGAGGGAGCAGAGCATACTGTGTTAGCACAGGAAGCTAAAAGATTATGGCATTTTATCAAAGGTGCTGATAATTCAACTAAACAACATCAAAAAGAAAATATGTTCTTTCAGATGTTAGAGGGTTTACATAAAAGTGAAGCTGAATTATTAGTTCGTTGTAAAGAAAAAAAGTTACATCAACATTATAAAGGTTTATCCGCAAATGTTGTAAGAGAAGCTTTTGGTTGGGATGAAGATTTTAAAGTTCCTGCACCAGATGTGTATCCACAGGCAAGTCGTTCTGCCAGTGGCCTAGTGGCAGATGCTTAAAGTAACACCTATTCATAGAACTTTATTTAATAATAGAAGAAGACAGCAAACTTTTTTTGCAAAAAAGCAAGAAAAGCCCTTGACTTCTGAGCAGAATCGTGATACTGTTAAGAGTAAGATAAAGAAAGAGAGAGAAAAATGACAGTTCAAATTCAAAAGAAGTTCGATAGTTTAGAAAAAGGTATCGAAAATATGTTAGATGCCGCGGCTCACGATTATGGAAAAAATAATTATAAGCATAAGACTGGCCAAGATTTTCGTAATGATTTCATTTATAGTTTAGGTAAGAAATACATCAAGATTGGTCAAGTATCTAGTTATGACCCAACGAAGATGGGTTCTGTTTGGGCCTTTGTTGTTATAGAAGATAATGGTAAATTCAAAAAAGGTGACTTACTAAAAGCAGCTGGTTTTAACAAACCTGCTACAAATGCCGCACGAGGTAATGTTTTAGATGGTGGGTTCAATATTAATTGGACTGGCCCGTTGTACTTATAGGAGAGAGATTATGGTTAATCAAAAAGAAATTGATTTGTTGGTTTATGGACACATTTATGAGTGGGTAAAACCAAAAGTTTGGAACAAAAATCTAAATGACATTGATTGGAAAAATGTTAAAGATACAGTTTACATGGATGCCCTCGGAGCTAAAACCAAGTATTGGAAAAATTATGACCATTTCACTAAAATATTTAATGATGTAGCAAATGATTTTATAGCTGATGCTGATGTTAGTATTTTTGATAATGGAGTATAATTGTGGGTGAATATGAGTGTTCAGATTGTAATGTAAAATTCTGGGCTGACGAACCACAAGAACACAAAGATTTATGTGATGAATGCCGTAAGGAGTATAGTAATGAAGAGCTTTATATTTTCAATAATCATTGTTAGTTGTATAATGATTGTAGGTTATGTCGAAGACCCTTGCACTACAGAGGGATTGATGCAGGGTTGTATGGAATAGGTTTGATTCGGTTGGCACCTCTCTCTCTCATCAAAAAACTAGCCAGCCGAATCACTTTTCTCAATGAGATATATGATGAGTAAGTGGTGTACGATAAGTACTTGAAATCATTGAGAATTTAAGGGGGGTTGACAAGCCCCCCTTTTTATGTTAAGCTATATATGTAATGAGAAAAAAGAAAACAAATAGAGAGGTTTCAAAAATGAAGAAAAATGTTATTGATTATATTTATGCCAGTAATGGTGGAATTGTGTTCTGTTCTGGTTCAGTTCTTAATCAAGTCGGTTTTGCCAAGTCAGCCAAAGTTGCTGCCTATGTTTTGGAAACAAAAGGTATAGCTGATACTATTGGACATAGTTCTTCAATGGACTTTGCTGCCGAAGAGGGTTTCAAAAAGAATGGAGATGCTTGGGTCATGTTTGACACAGCTCTTGAGATGATTGGTTTAGATTTTAATATTGGTTGTAGGGCTCTATAATGATAGAAGATAGTGGACATTTTGTTTTAGTCAATGGTGGCACTAAAAAACAACGAAACCTAATCGAAGATATTGCTTGGTGGTTCTGTGATAAATATTTTAGTAGATTTAAATATTTCAATATTGAGTTTGACCTTACAAAGATAGAGGGTGATGTTCAAGGTTGGTGTATGGAAGTTGGTAAGAACTGCTCTCACATTGAGATTGATAAAAGACTCAAAGGTGATAATTTTATCACTTGTGTTCTACACGAGCTAGTTCATGTAAAACAACAATTCAAAGGTCATTTAAAAGAATACCCTGCTAACTCTGGCATTGAAAAAATGTGGAAAGGTGAGATTTATCTTGGTATAGATTATATGAACTTGCCATGGGAAAAAGAAGCTTATGAACAACAAGAAATTTTATTAAAAGAATATAAGGAAAGGGGAGTATATGCTTAGTTTACAAGAGATGTTGGTTCTTATGGGAATTGCAACAGCAGACCCATCACTACCAACAAAAAAACCTAAAGTCATTGGTGTAGACCCAGTGCAAGTATCATGTCTTGCAGACAACGTATATTTTGAAGCTAGGAATCAAGGAACAGCTGGTTGGTCTGCTGTGATATCAGTAACATTAAATAGAGTAAAAGATAAAAGATTTCCTAATACAGTATGTGAAGTAGTCAAACAAGGCCCTACAAGAGAGTCTTGGAAGAAAAATGGTAATTACTATCCTATCAGACATAGATGCCAATTCTCATGGTACTGTGATGGTAAAAAAGATTTGATACACAAAAAGGATAAAAAGATATATAAAAAAATTAAAGACCTCGCTCACATATCTCTAATCCCTGGCGTGAATCTTTTAGATATAACAGATGGTGCGACACACTATCATGCTGACTATGTTCAACCAGCATGGAGAAAATCTAAAACTAAAACTGTAGAGATTGGCGACCACATTTTTTATAGGTGGGAAAAATGAACATATTCTATCTACATGAAGACCCTGTGCAAAATGCCAAATGGCATATAGATAAACATATAGTCAAGATGCCTATTGAGTATGCACAACTTATGTCAACTGCACATAGATTACTTGATGGTACAATGTATTGGGGTCAAACTAAAAATGGTCGTAAAATTAAAAGATGGTATTTACATGATGAACGACAAGATATATTATACAAAGCTTCTCATGTGAATCACCCATCTGCAATATGGGTTCGCGAATCTATAACAAACTATTTTCAAATGTATAAACTTTACATGGCAACACTAGCAGAATTTACAAATCGTTATGGAAAAATACATGGTGCTAGTAAGCCATCATTGATGTTGATTAGACCGCCAAAAAATATACCACCAAAAGTAGGGACAGAGATGCCACAAGCAATGCCAGAATATTGTAAAGTAAAAGGTAACCCAATTAAGGCTTATCGTAACTACTATATAAATGAGAAGAAAAGATTTGCAACTTGGAAAAATGGAGAAATGCCAAAATGGTTTATGAAAAAGAACCAGAGCGATACTACGATTGGATGCTCTGGAAATTAAGAAAAAGTGAAAAATGGCGTGAGATGAAAGAATATTCTAAAAATAAAAGAATACAAAGCACTCAAGAAAAAATGTATAAACTGAATGACCCTATATGGGATAAAAGGTGGACTGCTGAAAAAACCTATAGTCAACAAATGCAAGATGACCTTGAACCTTTACCAGAGGAAACAAAAAAGACACCACCAAAACTTCTAGGTGCATTAGAGTTAGATATAAAAGAATTAACAAAATGTTATTATGATGTTCTGAGAAGAAACAAAGAACTAATTGAAGAGAACCAAAAACTGAAAGAAGAAAATGCCAACTTACACAATACATGACACAAATGAAAATGAATATTTTGACACAATTTGCACATGGGGTGAACTACAATTATTTTTAGATGAAAATCCACATTGTAGAAAAATTATAACAGCCCCAAATATTGTATCTGGAACTGGAGTAAAAACTGATGCTGGTTTCAATGAAACAATGGCCAAGATTGCAGATAAACATCCAAACTCACCATTAGCAGAAAGATATGGAAACAAACAATCAAACAATACAATCAAAGTAAAAAATGTAGCAAAAAAACATAAACTCGTAGATGTGGCTGGACAAAATGTTACTAAACATTATGAAAAGAATAAGACTACAGGCTTATACTAATATAAATAAAAATGTATGGAACGCAACATATTGTTTATCAGCTTCCATATAGGAGTAGGAGAAAACTCCTACTCCATTTTAAAATGGGATAGATTATGGCAAAAAAAGAAATAACTTTCAATCAACTTACCAATATAAAGCCAGTGACAGATAGTCAGAAGATAGTTTTTGATACTTGGAAACAAGGACAAAATCAATTCTTGTATGGTTGTGCAGGAACTGGAAAAACATTTATTTCATTGTATTTAGCATTACAAGAGGTGTTAAAAAATGAAACACCATATGATAAAGTTATCATGGTTCGCTCCCTTATACCTACAAGAGAGATAGGTTTCTTGCCGGGAGATGAGGAGGATAAATCTGCTCTGTATCAAGTTCCATATTCTAATATGATGCAGTTTATGTTTGAACAACCAAACGAACAAGCTTTTAGTATGTTGTACGATAGGTTAAAGCAGCAAGGAAGTTTTTACTTTTTATCTACATCATTTTTACGAGGGTTGACTTTTGACAACAGTATAATTATCGTGGATGAGTGTCAAAATTTAAACTTCCATGAACTAGACACAATAGTTACCAGAGTTGGCCAAGATTCTAAAATAATGTTCTGTGGTGATTTTAGTCAATCAGACTTATCAAAACTAAATGAAAGAAATGGCCTCATGGATTTTCTACAAATATTACATGAGATGGAAGAATTTAATTGTTTAGAATTTAACATTGGGGATATTGTTAGGTCTGGCTTTGTGAGAAATTATTTGATACAAAAAACTAAACTTGGAATGGGACTCGAATAATGCAAGAGATGTCTAAATTTACAGCTTTTAAGTATCGTACACCAATAGAAGAATATAGTGAAAAACAAAAAGAAGCTGTAGATATAGTTAGAGGAATTATTAAAAGAGTAAAAAAGACATCTACTCATTGTTTAGTAATTTATGATAAATCACAGAAAAAATTAAAAAGAAAAAAATTACATAAAGAACTTACTGAACACGAACTGCTTGAATTATGTAATGATATGTGGGCAGCTCGTTTATGTGGTATAGAATATTAATATGGCAATTGGAGTAACAAAACATTTATTTGAGTTTACTGGTTTGGTAGGTAAATGTGATAAAGGTCATGTTGTAAAAATTTTAACTAATGGGTTTGGATTTTGTCCAGATTGTACAGAAGAGAATGATTTAAACCATACATTGTGGGCACCGCCTGGGTTTGTTTGTAAAGGTGGTTCAAAAGTTGAAGATATTAAATAGGAGAAATAAATGGATATCGAAAAACTACGAGAGGAAATCAAATATGATGAGGGAAGTGTTAATGAAATATACCTTGACCATCTTGGTCTTGCTACTTTTGGCATTGGCCATCTTGTTACTGAATGGGATGAAGAATATGGATGGGAAGTTGGAACACCTGTCAGCGAAGATAGATGCAATGAAGTATTCGACTCCGATATCCAAATTGTCTTGTCAGACTGCGAGCAACTATATCCAGACTTTAATGACTTACCAGAAGAAGTGCAGAGAATAATTGCAAACATGATGTTCAACATGGGCCGTCCGCGACTATCCAAGTTCAAAGGTATGAAGGCTGGAGTAGATGCAAGAGATTGGAATAAGGCTGCAGATGAGATGGTTGATAGCAGATGGTATCGCCAAGTGACTAAAAGAGCAGATAGACTTGTTGAAAGAATGAGAAATGTCTAAGTATACCCAGCGTCAATGGGATAGAACAGTAGGGTGGGGTAAAGTTCCACCAGAATATAGTATTAAAGAAAGTGATAAAAATGTACAACCACAAGAAGATAAATCTACCAGAGATAAAAGCAAAGACAACTGATGGCGTCAGACTCTATGAAACGCCAGAGGGTAATTTTTATCCATCAATCACTACAGTTTTATCTGTAAGAAACAAAAAAGGACTCCATGAGTGGAGAAAAAGAGTAGGTGATGATGTAGCAAACTATGTTGCACGTAAAGCAGCAACTCGTGGAACTCATGTTCATCATATGTGTGAGGATTACATAAATAATAGTTTTGATGAAGAAAAACACAAAAAAAATTTCTTACCATATGTTCTATTCAATCAACTTAGAGAATCAGTGTTGACAAAAGTGAATAACGTACATGCACAAGAGGTAGGGCTCTATTCTGATAAATATAAGGTAGCTGGTCGTGTCGATTGTATCGCTGAGTATGATGGAAAGTTATCTATTATCGACTTTAAGACCTCATCAAAAGAACGAAGCGATGAATGGAACGAAAGTTACTATATTCAAGCTTCTGCCTATGCAGAGATGTTTGAAGAACGAACTGGTATAGCAATAGAACAAGTTGCAATTCTAGTTGTAACAGAGGATGGTATTGTTCAAGAGTTTGTCAAAAATAAGACAGACTATTTACCCTTGTTATCAGATGCCATCAAAGATTGGACAGAAAAAAATGAAATGGATACTAGTACTAATATCAATGAATCTGTATGCTGATGGTTCTGCAGACCACTTTGTATTCACAAACACAATGTATCATAGTGTAGAGGAATGCCAAGCGATTGCACAAATAAATATGAAAAACATAGAAGATATTGCAATAAGAGAATTTAATGGCCCAGCTAAGGTTTACTGTTTTAGGGAGGACAACTTTATAAAATATATGAATCAAAAACCACCAGAAAAAACTCCAAAAGTTCAGCTTTAGCACTTGACATTTGAAAAGGATTATGATATAAATATACTTACAATTTGTTGATTCGAGTTGAATACTGGGCAGGACATGGGGGCAGTACCCATCACCTCCACCATAAACACAGAGAGTCAAGGCCTCAGACTAGTTGTGTAGTATAAAACATAAACTCTTTTCCAAATAGGCCTGTTTGGTGTGTTTATAATGGGGGTGAAATAGGTTCGACTGGCAGAGATAGACGAGCGGAGAATTGTGGGTTGACTGCCTAATAGGTCAAAAAAGTAAATGCAAACGATAACTTTGCACCTCAAGATTTTGCACTAGCTGCATAATCGGATAGGGTTTCAGTAGGTTTCCTAGTAACAGAATAACCTACTACTTTAACATGGAGCTTTTATGAGAGAATTTATATACGATAGTTGGAATGGTGTTATGAATGCTGATATCAATCCACTAAGACATATCCCAGATACAAACACAAGACACATGGTGCTACAAGTTTTAGCGTGGATGTGGTGTATTGTTTTCTCTATGTACATGGGTAGTATCTTTGTAATGGGTGTAACAATGATTGCACACATTTTATTTTTGGCTGCAATTGTGATAACTGTTGCAACATTTGAAACTGCAAAAAATAATCCAAGAGCATTCGAATTAAGATTAGAACAAACAACAAATGGTTACCATACACCAAGTCGTAGTAGATATATGTGGTATAATGGTAAAAGAATCCCTTTAGATAAAAATGACGTTGGCGGAGAACATGAATAATGCAAACACCTAAATCATTCTCACTTGAAATAGAGAAAGTAGCAAAAGAAAAAGAAATTAATCATATAGATGCTGTTTTATGGTACTGTGAAAAAAATGACCTAGAACCAGATTCAGTAAATAGATTAATTACAAAAGGACTCAAAGAGAAAATTGAGGCAAACGCCAGAGAGTTAAACTTTCTGGAGAAAACAGCAACCTTACCGATATAGGAGAATGTGGTAATGAATATCAATGCTAAAAATGCATTTCAAGCACTTGAGGACATGCAACTCAAGAATCGAGTTAAACAACTCGAAGCCGACAACGCCGAACTTGTTGTTAAGAACAAGGAGTTATCTGAGCGAGTTAAACTACTTGCTAGTAGAACTCCAGAGTGGCCAAAAGGTTACAGGCCAACTCGTAGGCCATGGCAAGAAAAAAAGAAACATGAGCAACGCCATTGAAACATATAGTTTATGGTAATGGTGAATCTAGACAATTACTAAACCAGAGTGATTGGATTACTACATGGGGTTGTAATGCAATATATCGCGATTTTTCTGTTGACAATCTTGTTTCAGTAGATTATAATATGCAACAAGAGATATATGAATCAGGCTATGTAATGAAACACAAATGTTGGTTTAGTGATTGGGAAGTATTACCTGCAGAGTTTGACCCTCACACATTATTGATTGATAATGATGGCCCTGTGTATGAAACTGCAAAACTCAATAGAAAAAGTTGTGTGGTTCAAGGTAAAGATAAATCTATGGTGCAAAAGAAGATAGAGGAAATACTTATATACAATCCACAATTAGACCCAAAAGATTTTACAAAAAAAGCTATGTTTAATGTTGGAATGTATATCACTTGGGTTGATGAATATAATGATAAAGTAATTAACATAGACTATCCAAGAGGATGGTCTGCAGGAAATACTGCACTATATCTTGCTTGTAAGGATGGTGCAAAGGAAGTGTATATGTGTGGTTTTGACGGAAGTAATTACGCAGAACCTATAAATAACATATACAAAGGCAGTGAGAATTATCTTCCTGCTGATAGTCGTGGATATAACACGATTAACTGGGACAACCAATTCAAACTGGTACAGAGGGATTTTCCCAATGTCAAGTTTTTTAAGGTTGGAACAGATTTAACATACGAAGAACTACAAAATAACATACGATAACATAAGGAGAAAATATGTCGTTAGAAAGTCTAAAGAGAAGCAATTCTCTTGATAAGTTACTTGGCGAAGTACAGAAAGAAAACGCACCTCAAGAGAAAAAATCTTACAAAGATGAAAGATTGTGGAAACCAGAAGTAGATAAATCTGGTAATGGTTATGCAGTCATTCGTTTTCTACCTGCAGTAGAGGGTGAAGATATGCCATGGGCAAAAGTCTGGAATCATGCATTCCAAGGCCCAACTGGTCAATGGTATATTGAAAACTCCTTGACAACTCTTGGTCAGAAAGACCCAGTTTCAGAATTGAATACTCAATATTGGAATACTGGATTAGAGTCTGATAAAGAGATTGCTAGAAAGCAGAAAAGAAAGTTACAGTATTTCTCTAATATCTATGTGGTGTCAGATAGTAAACACCCAGAGAATGAGGGTAAAGTTTTTCTATTCAGATATGGTAAGAAAATCTTTGACAAGATTATGGCTGCGATGCAACCAGAGTTTGAAGATGAAAAAGCAATCAATCCATTTGATTTTTGGACAGGTGCAAACTTTAAACTAAAAATCAGAAAAGTTGCTGGTTATTGGAACTATGATAGTTCTGACTTTGATAACCCATCTGCATTGTTTGATAATGATGCAAAGATTGAGGAAGTATGGAAGAAACAGTATCCTCTAAGTGAGTTTACTGCTACCACTAACTTTAAGTCCTATGAAGAACTTAAAGCTCGTCTTGATGCAGTTTTATCTGGTAGTGTTACAGTTGGTAATGTTGCAGAACAGATGGAAGATGAACCTATGGAAACTCCAAAGGTTGATACCGCTCCAGTAGAATCTACTTCAACTCAAGAGGAAGAAGAGGATACTATGGATTACTTTGCAAAACTAGCTCAATAACAAAAAGGGGGGAGACCCCCTTTTTTTATGTACCAGAACTTGCTGCAGCTAATTTAAATGCTAAATCTGGATTTCCAATAAATGATGTTGAAGAAACTGAACTGTTAGATTGGCTCGAATTGACAGTAGTATTTGGTGCATTTATTACAGGCTCTCTCATGGCCATTGATGCAGACCTCATTTTTTCGTCAATTTTTCTTTGTTGTATTTCTTCAGCTATTTTAGCACGTCTTTTTCTGGCTATCTCTGCTCTCTTTGCAAAAATACCCATTGTTTGGCCCTCTTGTTTATCAGCTACAAGTTGATTAGTTGTTGGGCCACCTCTACCCATTCTCATTTGGTCAGCTCCAAAGCGTGATTGAGTTTCTTGTTGTGCCAATCCTAGACTTTCATTACGTTTTTCCAATTTTGATAATTCTAGTTCAGCTCTCTTGATAGTTGCCTCAGAAACCCTTTGACTTCCTGTAATACCAAATTCCTCACGAGCCGTAGTTACACCCTCTTGAACTCTTGTAATTTTTGCCTGTTCTTCTGCAATTTTTTCTTCTAATTCTGCTTTCTTTTTTAAGTTGGTTAATATCTGTTCTTGTCGTTTAGCTTGTTGTTCTGCTAATTCTGCCTCTTTTTTCTTTTGTGCTATAAGAGCTTTTTCCTCTTCAGTTTGTTCTCCAAATATTGAATCAGCTATTGTGTCACCACCTGGCAGTGCTCTGACAAAATTTTCTATACCCTGTATAACACCAGTAATTGCATTACTAATACTGTTAAAAATATTATCAAAAAATCTACCAATCACATCACTCACATTTCCCTCAAAATCTATTCCAACCATCTTGAGGACACCAGTTATTGCATTATCAATTGCTTCTACAATTAATCCACCAATATCTTTTAAATTATCAAAAGCTTTACCAAAATCACCAGAAATAATATTACCAACGAAATCTATTATGTTTACAATTATATCTTTGAAGTTTTTAAAAAGTTTTTTCAATGTATCCATGAGAACTGGTAAAGTGGTTTCTTTTAAAAATGTGAATAAAGCATCAAGACTAGGTTTTATTTTTTCATAAGTTTCTTTTAATTTTGCAAATATCTGTTCTAAAGCAGGAAATACATTATTAGTAACAAAGTTTTTTATTGCTTCAAAAGCAGGTTTGATGACATTTTCATAAGTTGATTTAAGTAATGGAATAAGAGTTTTATCAAGAAACTTACCTATTGCAGGAAATGCATCATTCATAAGAAAATCAACCACTGCAGTAAATGCTGGTAATATAACTTCATTGTAAAATGTTTTTAATGGAGGTATTATTTTTTCACCTATGAATTTAGCAACTTTTGCAAAAGTAGGACTTTGTAAAAACTCTGCAATTGCAAAGAATAAACCAGCAAATAGAGTTCCTTTCAATAAACTTTTTAAACCACCACCAGCTTTTGCTGCAGCATCCTTACCACTCTGTACAATACCACTAATACCATTGGCTATCTTACCAAGTATACTCGTATCTTTTGCACGAATTGCTGCCTCCTCTTTTGCAATCTCTTCTTGTGCAGCCTTACTTGTAGTACCACTTTTTCTTAGTGCTAATTCATCTTTTTGTATTTTAAGTGCTTGTTCATTGTACTGTGCATTATCAGTGGCTTTGTTACCTGATGCCTCAATCTTACTAGCTAAATCTTGTAGTAAAAGTTTTTCAGCCTCAATCTCTTTTTTCTTCTCGGCTCTTTCCTCAGCTTTACCTTTATTCATATTCTCAATTAAATCTTTAATTGTTGCCATTTGAATTTCCTATTTTTTCTTTAGAGCTTGTGTACCAAAATATGCCGCAACTATAGCAGCAACAGATACATAATAAACTGCAGCCATATCTCCTAATATTTTGGCTGCTTGGTCTAGTCCTATGAGTAAAGATATGACAACCATTGATGGGTAGAGTAACATTCCCCAGAGAGCAAACCATGCCATATATCTTTGAGCATCTTGTCTTTTATCCTCATTTTCTAATCGCATTATTCTCTCATCCATATCAAGTTCTTCATCTGTCACAACACCATCGCCATCAATATCTAGATGTGCATATTGACTATCCTTTTCTAGTTTTTTTTGAGCAGCCATAATCTCTCTCCTTATGAACTTTCTTTACTTATTCTTTCATTTTCCTCTTTAATGTATTGCATCAATAAATTTACATATATTTCTCTTTCAAACGGAATCATGTTATCTAGTTCTGTTAAACTATATTTATGATGTTGCATCATTGCAAAATTAGTTTTGTAGTGATTATATAAACTATCGTGAGATAGTCCTACTCTAAAAAACTTTGGAGGCCCTCCAATACTACCTCATTCTTTTTCTTTGTTTTAGGATTAGTTATTTTAATTACATGGCGAAGTTTGGGCATGGTTTCAAAAAATTCTATAAGTTTTTGAAACTGTTCAGACGTAAGACTATCAATAAAATCATCTATGTCTTTTTCTGTCATGTCAGCCTTTTCATAAGTTTCATCTCCATACTCAATTTTTTGAATACATTTACTAAGAAGTTTGTACATTAAAGCTGTATTACTTTTTGTACCAATTAGATTTTTCATATCAGCTAATATAGGATATCTAAAAGTAAGTTTTACATCATTTGTTATATTGATTTCATTCGTATGTTTATCGTCTACAGTAATAAAAATATCTTCAATATTCAAACTCACTGGTACTCTAGTTTTTCCATCATCATCACATAACACATTTAATTCAATTGTTTCCCCTACAGATTTACCCCTTACCTGTAGAAAAATATACTCAACATCAAACATGGGAGCAGTTTCTGCATCTATAGCATTAAATGTGCATTCAGCTATTAATTCAGACATGACACTAGCTAATTCATCTTCATTGCCAGACTCTTGAGCCATCATGAGCAATTTTTGTTCTTTTACTAAAAATGGTCTGAATTTAATTTTTTCGCCAGTGGATGGCAGCTCCAACGTATGAGTTGGAGTTTTGAGTTTTGGTAAAGCCATAATATTTCATCCTTTATAATCTTCTTAATACACTTGGTATATTCGCAGTAATTCTTCTTGTTACTGTATTTACTGCTGATTCTGCAATTCTATCAAGTAATGGTTTTGGTAAGTTTGCCTCGTCTGTTAAATTTTGCCAGTAACGATATTTAAATGTAACACCTATTGTTTGGTATGAACTATTATCTCCATAACTTAAATTTTGTGCGTCTATGCTTACTGGAAAACACTCAACAAGTCTTACTCCATATCGTCTGTTATCTTTTTCATCTAAAGCGTGTATCTCTACTGAGCCAATATAATCTTTATAATATCCCATAGAAAAAGTTTGTGGATTGAATGTTAATCTTTGCCATGTTTCAAAATACTTTTTCTCTTTCATATCAGATGAGCATTGAAATGTCCCAGTTACATCTCCAAAACTATACCCAGTAACGATACTTCTTACGGGGCCATATATGTTTATATCATCTGTGGTGTCCATATTACGGCCAGGAAAAGTAATAGATTCACATTTTAATCCAGTGGCTCTTACAGTTCCATTTCCTAAAACTTCCCCCATAATTTTAGAAAAAATATTAGAGCCTAGACCTTTAGAACCACCAGTTCCAGTTGGCGGAAACAAAGTGACCTCATATCTATGAGGTCTTGAAAGACCATCATTACCGCTGAATGAACCTAGAACCTCATTCAGTGCACCAAATGCTACTGCATCTATTAATCCACCAAATCCTGTAGCCATTAAATCATACCTCTACTATCTCTATAAACTTCAGCTGCAGATGCTTTCTTAAATCTAGCAACTGGTAGTAATGCAGCCACTGTAAACTCATCTGCATCTATTCTACGAAACTGTGTTTTTACTCGACCTCGTAAATATCTTTTCAAAGTTGGTTTAACTAATTTTACTTTTTTTAAATCACTATAATCAACATCAAGTTTTGTGCTCTCATCAAACTTTGTATTATTACTAAAGTCAACTAATCTATCTAATAGTTGTATTCTAAGTGTCATAGGTAAATAATGTAAATTTATACCTAAAAATCCATCATTATATCTCTCTAGTGGCAATACTAATGGAAACGTATCATAATAAGGTAATTTGGCTTTTAATTTTGGGTCATAGAAAAACATATTTAATCTACCAAAAAAAGGATTGTTATTTCTTTTACCATCACGAATTAAATCCATGGCTCCTGGCTTACCAAATTCCTTGATTTTATCCTGATACCATGCAGTTGATTTTGGTCTGCCTTTTGCTGCCTTTACAACTGCTTGTATGAATTTACTTTGTGCCATTTTTACACCTACAGTTTAGCCCACCACAACTACCCCTGAGTGGTTTGTTTGCAAGTAACCCAAAAGACATTCCTAATACAAGGATTGTCATAAGGCCCATTGTGAGTCCAAAAGTTTCCATATTACTATTTATACTTTGGATTCAAGTGGTCTTCAGTAAGTATCTTAAATTCCATGCCATTATCTAAACAAAACTCATTTGCTGATTTCCATTTAGCCTCATTAATTGTCCATGTTTTTACTGAATTAAACCATTGTTTAGTTTTTCTTTTAGGATTTTTTGGTGGTGGTTTACATTGATGTTTTGGTTTGACCTCAATAATGAATTTTTTTACTGAACCATTTGCCTGTTTGACTTTCATATAAAAGTCTGGAAAATATCTATGTATTCTATTGTCCCATGGCGATACATAAGGTATGACTACTTCTTCACTACCCCACTCTAAAACTTTTTCACTGTTGTCACAATAGACCATAAGTTTACGTTCCCAAAGAGAGCGATATATTATTTGAGCGTGATTACCCCTATATTTTTTAGGGTTACTTGGAATGTATTTGCCACTATATGCCATGTTAATCTTTATAAATAGAAGTTACAGGAGTATTTATAAATGGCTTTAGATTTATTAAAAGGTGCTGCTCAAGGTATTGCTGGTAGAACACTAAAAAAAGTTGCAGGTAATATTAGAGGTGGACTACTCAACTCATTTCAAAGAGGTGGTTCAAATCTATCTGGCTCGGCAGGATTAACTAATACTAAATTTAGCACTAAAAATTATTCATTCCCATTAGATGTTGAAGGGCCGCCAGGCACTGGTAATCAAGGTCATTATATTATTTTTTATGTTAATCAACAAACTAATGCAAAATTAAGTTTTGGGAAACCAGCTACAGCTGAGGGTAGAGCACAAATGGCAAAGGCTCAAAAGGAACAAGGTAATGTTCCTGCCTCAAATGTTTCTGTTGACCCAACTGGTAATGTTGGTGGGGCAGCTGCAGGAGATAAAGCTAAAAGAGATAAAGCAATACAGGCAAAAGCAGAAGACCTTAAAAAAGTATCAACTGTTGCTGTAGCAAGACCACCAACAGTAAGAATGGATACTGCAATCACTCTATACATGCCACCACAAGTGCAAGTTACATATGGTGCCAATTTTACTGATACACCAATAGGTGAATCAGCTGCAATTGGTGCACAAGCTTATGCAGACATTGTTGCAGGTAAAGCAGCCACAGATACTATCATCTCGGCTGCAAAATCAGTAGGTGAAGAGTTAGGAGAGGGTGCCATACGAAAGTTATTAGGTGCAGTAGACATGATACCTGGCCTTGAGGGTGTACAAGAGGTTGTTGATATACAAAGAGGGTTTGTTAAAACACCTAGATTAGAGTTAGCATTTAAGGGTATACCTAAAAGAGCATTTCAATATAGTTTTACAATGATACCAAAAAGTGCAGAAGAAGCAAATGAGATACAAAAAATAATACAAGCATTTAAATTAAATATGTTACCAGAGATGAAACAAGGTAGTGTAAACAGATTAACAACTCCGAATACGTTTGACATTGCGTATATGTATAATGGTAGAGAAAATCAAAAATTACACAAAATATCAACTTGTGTTTTAGAGTCTATGAGCGTGACTTATGGTGGAGATAGATATAAAACTTTTGAAGCAGATGCTGATGGTGCACCTCCAGTAATGACTCAGATACAACTTGCATTTAAAGAGATGGATTTAATTACCAGAGAAAAAGCAAACGAGGGATTTTAATTATGTATTTTAGTAATTTTCCAACGATACTATATGACTCTTTCGGTTCTGGCCAAACTAAAGATGTTAAAAATCTTTTGAGGCGTGTAGCAATAAGGTCTAAGATAAAAACTAATACACTTTTGTTTGACACTTATGATGTAAAAGAAGGCGAAACTCCAGAATCAATCGCTGATAAGTTATATGATGACCCAGAACTTCATTGGGTTGTTTTACTTGTGAATGATATAACAGATAGGTATCACCAATGGCCTATGAACTACGCCCAGTTCAACCAATATATAAATGACAAATATGTAAATACTGATGGAACTTCAAATGTTGATGGTGTTCACCACTACGAAATAGCTCAATCATCTGGAAATACTGATACTAAAATTGAAGTGTATAATAATTCAGCATTATTTACTGGTGATACAGATTTTTATGCATCAGCTACCACAGTTACAAATAGAGAGTACGAAGAAAATTTACAGAATGAAAGAAGAAGCATAAGATTACTAGACCCACAGTATATCGAACAGTTTGTTCAAGAATTTGAAGAACTAATGGCAGAGTCAATTATCTAATGCAAAAAAATATACAATATGCTGGTGAATATCGGTTAAAAGAATTGTTACTACACACCTCTGCAGGTAATGTGTTACCTTTGACACAGGCTGTACAAAGTATAGACATATATGAAGATATGTTTTCAACATCATTGTCTGGTGTGGTCACAATTTTAGATGTTGATAATATAGCTGAAAATGGCCCTATTATTGGTCAAGAATTTATCACACTTAAAATTTCTACTCCCACATTAGATGATGAAAAGATTGAGATAATGTTTGCAACTTATAAAGTTGAAACTAGAGAAGCAATAAATCAAGATGTACAATTTATTGCAATATCTTTTACATCAATAGATTTACTTAATAACAAAAAAGTTCGTATCTCACAAAGTTATACAGACCAAATACACGACATCATTGAAGAAATTCTAAGAGATACAAGATACATTGGTACAGATAGACCAATTTTTATAGAAAAAACTGCAGGCATCAGAAAAGTTATTTGTCCTAACTTACACCCATATGACTTTATTAATAATTTGATAAATGAAGCACAAACAGAAAAAGACGGTGCACCATTCTTTTTCTTTTTTGAAAATTTAAAAGGAATACAAGTAAAAAGTCTTGGCTCAATATTAGCAGATAATGCTGTTGGAGATTTTAACACAGGGGATTTAACTGTTTCACCAAAAGATAGAGGTGTGACGATTGACATAGAAAAAGATTTTAACAGAGCATTAGAATTTCAAATAAATTCTAACAGTGATATGTTACTAAATAGAATGAGTGGTATGTTAGGTTCTAAAACTATAAACTATAACATATATAATAAATCATTTGATACATTTGAATATGATTATTTTAAGGACTTTGAAAAATTTCCTAGACTTCACGAAAATCCTAGCTACAATGATATAGGAGAAAATTTTTCCAACTCTAGAATATTTCTACATCCAACTAATTTTAAGGGAGCCACTGATTCATCACACACTAACACAACTTCAGCTTATTTTACTTCACCAAGTGGTATTAGTAATGCCATTGCTGCAAGAAGAGCAAAGTTGATGGAACTTAATAATGGTGTTAGTATTACCATGAAAATCAATGGGAACACCACAATTTCTGCAGGGCAGACTATGAACCTTACTGTTCCAGTATCAGGCAGAGCACATGACAAAGAGAATGATAAATTTTACTCTGGAAGATATTTAATTACTAAGGCAAGACATACATTTAATCAACCAGATAAAAGACACGAGATACTTTTGACAGCATCAAAAGATTCTTTACCATCAGAATTACCAAGTGTTGCATCACCAATACCTAGAACTAAATCTGGTAGTACAACACTCTTAACTTAATAGAAAGGAGACTCTATAGATTATATTATGAAAATCATTATTTAAATTAGGGAGGGCTAAATGCCAAAACAAAATACCAAACTCAAATTAAGGAAAATGAATACCTTTACTAACAGAGATAGGGAGATATCACTAATGACGGAAACTGATAAATACATACTAGAAACTATAGAGAGAATAAAACATGAGAACATTCCAAGATTTACAAGAGGGAGTTTACGACCCCAACATACTTAAAGCATTTTTTCTAGCAGGTGGGCCTGGCAGTGGTAAGTCTTACGTTGTAAAACGAGGCACTGGTGGTCTGGGTATGAAGATTGTAAACTCAGATGATGTTTTTGAGAAGTACCTGAAAGACGCAGGCCTATCTATGAAAATGCCAAAGAGCGAAGAGAAGCCTAGAGACAAGCTTCGTGCTAGGGCTAAACAAGTTACTGCTGCCCGACAGGCAAACTATATCGAAGGCAGACTGGGACTTATCATTGATGGGACTGGGCATGACTATGATAAGATTGCAACACAAGCGACACAGTTAAAACAACTTGGTTATGATGTGCATATGATATTCGTGAACACATCACTTGATACTGCACTTGAAAGAAATGCTAAAAGAGATAGAAGTGTTCCAGAGTCTATTACAATTCAATCATGGAATGATGTGCAAAAGAATATGGGTAAGTTTAGTCAATACTTTAGACAGAACTTTTTAGTGGTAGATAATAATGATTCAGATGAAGATGTTATGGGCCCAGTATTTAAACAAGTCAGAGCACTAGCTAAAAAGAAAGTTCAAAATCCAACAGGTAAGAAATGGATACAAACTCAACTAGACATGAAAAGGCGGTAGTGATTCGGCTAAGTCTTAATTTTCACAAAAATACTGACACTCTGTAATGTAGTGTCAGCAAGGATTACAGCAGGGGGGTTGACAAACCCCCTTTTTTCGTATATACTCTAAGAGTAAGATAAAGAAAGGAAAAAAATATGGCTTATGTTTCTCAAGAAATGAAAAAAGAACTTTCAGTAGGTATTAAGAAAGTTCTAAAAAAGTATGGTATGAAAGCCAATATCGGTGTTAAAAATCATATGAGTTTATACGTTGATGTTATGTCTGGCCCTATTAATTTTGATTTTAGTCATGGTGAGGGTTATAGTCAAGTTAACACTTATTGGATTGATGACCATTATAAAGGAATTGCAAAACAGTTTCTAAATGAGTTACTTGCTGAGATGAAAGGTAAGAATTACTACAATAATGATAATGCTATGATTGATTACTTTGATAGGTCACATTATACAGATATTAATATTGGTAAGTGGAATAAGCCCTACAAATTAGACATTGAAAATATGGGTAGCAGTATGTTACCAAAAGTTGCATAATGCCCTTGACAATACAAGAATTATGTGGTAGTATGAATAGTAAAATAGAGAGAAAGGTTTAATTATGAAATTTGCGAAGAAAATAGAAGATATCAAGTTTGAGAAAATCAACAGTTATGGTGAGTGGATTGAGGTTTCAGAACCAATCGTGATGGCATCTGCTGCTGGTTGGTATGTTGGTAAGATTTGTAAGGAAGATGGTTTTGTCCAACCTTACGATAGATACACAGAGTATATGACTCAAGAAAAGGCACAAGTCTGTCTTGACACACCTATTGATGAGGGTGGATTTAACGAGGACATTGGTGTCGTAGAAAAAGAGTTTGGCATCTGGTCAGAATTTGCAACAGAGGGAATCACATGATATGAATGAAGCATTAATGAAAAATTACGAGAAAACTTTTATGGAAAGTGTGGCGGTCATACACTCTAAGTTTGAGGATGCACCAACCACAGTGGCTTTTGTTGAGGTCAACAAAAATTTATCTGACTTGGAAAAGTGTGAGTTTGCATTCAAAGAAACTAATACCATTGACAAGGCATGGTGGGAAAACAAAAGTGTAACACCTATGTTTGGTGGTGCCTCTTGTCGAAGCACTACTAGTGGTGACTTTGTGTTGATTGGAAATACAAAATACAAATGTGCTCCAGTTGGCTGGGAAAAAGTATAATGTATGAACTAGAAGAAAGACGAATTGAAAACGCATTCTACGCTAGAGATATGTGTGAAGAAAATTCTTGGGCTTGGAACTATTGGAACAATGTAATAGGTGCCCTAGTTAGGAAGTTGAATGCTCGACTAAATAATTAAATGATATTAGCAATATGTACTTTATTTACTGCACTAGCTATTAGTGCAGTTGCAGCATTCTACTCAATAGTTGGTCTTATGGCCATCTTTTCAGCATCAGCTATGTCTATCGCAGTTATGGGTATAGTTCTAGAAGTAGGTAAATTAATTACTGCCAGTTGGTTATACCAAAACTGGAAAAGAGTTCCTCTCCTACTTAAATCTTATCTTACAATAGCAGTAGTGGTACTCATGTTCATAACGAGCATGGGTATCTTTGGTTATTTATCTAAGGCACATATAGACCAAGGCAAAGGTGTTGCAGAGATATATCTAAAAGTAGAACGAGTAGACAATCGAATACAAACAGAACGAAACACAATATTAAGATATGAAAAACAACTTACAAATCTAGATACAGCACTCAACAAATATCTTGACTTAGGTGCAGTTTCAAAAGGTCTCGCAAAAAGAGAAGAACAAGAGCCAGAGAGAAAAGAGCTGGTAAGTTTGATAAACAAAGCACAAGAAAAGATAGATTTATTACTTACTGAAAGGGCTGAATATCAATTACAAATAAATAGTTTTGAAGTTGAGATTGGGCCTATCAAATACATATCTGCAATCATATATGGTGATAAGGCTCTTGATTACATAGACACAGCTGTTCGTGCAGTTATATTGATATTAGTATTTGTTTTTGACCCTCTAGCTGTGTTGTTGATTGTATCTGCAAACATGAGTTTTGCAGAGTATAGTGAGAAACGAAAAAGAGCAATAAACAAAAAAAGAAAAATGTTAGAAAAACAAAATGAGGGTAAGGTAAAGACTACTGTTACAGAACAACCTAATGGTATGAAAAAGATTACTAAACAACAAGGTAATGTAAGTATGGAGTACTATGAATAAGGAACGAAATAGAATTATGGCTCAGGTTGTCAAAAACTTAGAACAAGTCTATGACCCAGAGATGCCTAGTATTTCTGTAATACATTTGGGTTTGATATATGACATAGAAATACTAGAAGACAATACTGTGGTAAAAATTACTCACACACTTACAAGTGCATTTTGTCCTATGGCAGATGAGATAAATCAAGACATACAGAAAGCTGGTATGGTCGAGGGTATAAAAGAAAGTATTGCAAACTGTACTTTCCAACCACCATTTACTATGGACATGGTGCCCGAAGAAACTAAAATGGCTATGGGGTGGATATGATTACACTTACTGAAAATGCAAAAAACTATTTGAGTAGTGTTGCAAAAGATGATTATGTCACTCTTGGAGTCAATGGTGGTGGCTGCTCTGGTTTTCAATACGTCTGGGACTACAAGAAAAATTGGCCAAATGTAAAATGGAGTGAGCCGTATGATGATTGTTTAGTCCTTGACCCTATAGCAGAAATGTTTGTCGTTGGTTGTACGATAGATTATGTTACAGAATTAGGTGGGTCTTATTTAAAAGTCATAAATCCAAACGCAACAGCATCGTGTGGTTGTGGAGAAAGTTTTGCAGTTTAGGAGAAAAATATGTATGAGTATAGATGTAAAGTAGTGCACATAGTAGACGGAGATACAGTTGATGTAGATATTGACTTGGGGTTTGGTGTATGGATGAGAAAACAACGTATTAGATTGTATGGTATTGATACACCAGAAAGTCGTACCAGAGATTTAGAAGAAAAGAAATATGGACTAGCTGCAAAAAAGTTTCTTACTGGAATGTTAGATGATGAGGCTGGTATTACACTCAAGACATATAAAGACAAAGAGGGTAAGTTTGGTCGTATTCTGGGTGAACTCTGGAGAATCACAAACTATGCAGACCAATCAATCAATGAGTACATGATAGAAAAACATCACGCAGTAAGATATTATGGACAATCAAAAGAAGATATAGAAGAACAACACATAAAAAATCGAGGATTAGTTTCTCTTCTTTGATTTCTTTACTAATTCTTGTTGTGCAAGACTTGCCTCTGCTTGTTGTCGTAGTTTTTCTAACTCATCCATTTTACTAAATTTAGGCTTCTCTCTCATGGTCAATTGGTTATGAAATTTTTCTCTCACTGGTTGTTGATTTTTTGAATTGTTCAACATTATACTGATAGCCTTATACCCATCACCAATAAAAAGTAATTTATCATTTTTATATAATTTTGTCTTAGATGATACTGACATATCCATCAACATATCTTCATGTTTAAATATCATCTCTTTTCTCGCTACAATCACATTTGTAACACACATCATTTGGACAAGATTGACACTCTGGTGCATAACAATGACATCTACATTTACATTTTTTACACCATCTTTCTGGACTACCACTCATTTTATTTTCCTTACTTTTTTATAGAGTTTAAACTATCTACTACGTCATCTATGTTAGGTTCTTTACCCCAAGGCTGATACTTACATTTATATTGTCTAGGACAGTTATCTTCATACATCAATGTATATGTTTTATTACCACCTTGATATATACACGCCTGTCTACCAGTTGTTCTTGATTTAATTCTTTTCAATAATCTGCAAGTTGTATATATTTTTTTACTTGCACTTGTACCTCTATTTATTTTTTGTTGGTGTGTATAATTCTTTTTAGTTCCATACTTTGGGTCTTTTGGTTCATATACTTTACCACCAGCAAACAATTGCCATGGCGTTAAAAACAGTATGAAAAATATAATTAACAAACTATTTCCTATTATGACATACCACCTCAATTAAATAACTCCTTGTGCTTTCAATGCCATCGCCACTAACCAAACTAAGAAACTACCACAACCACCGATACCAATAATAATTGCTGTCCACTCTACTATTTGTCTTTGTCTTTCTTTTTGTTCGTATATCATTTTTTGACGTTTTTTTCTGATTGCACCCTCAGTGGCCAGTAACTCCTCCCATGCGGCTGGGCCTCTGGTTAGTGATATTATTTGTTTAAGTTGGTATCTCATATCCTCGGCTTTTTTCTTTGCCATGAATGCAGCAAGTGCTTCTTCCTCTACAGAACCAGAGTTAAATAATTTTTTGAAAAGGGGTGGTTTCTTAGCATACTCACTAGACTTGTCTATATCAGATACTGCGCCCATCCAGCGTGATAAATCGCCGGACATGGATTCAATATCGCGTCCTACTTCAAAACCTTTTTTTATTGCATTAAATGCAGCTGTTGCTCCTGCTAATGCGGTAACTGGGTCTATCATTTAAAATACTCTCTCTCTTTTTGGGTTAACCTTTGCAGGTTGACATACTGCTATGTATTTTCTGCCAGGCACAACTTTGTCATCTCTTAGTTCTGGCACTCTTTCATTATCGTTTATTCTAACAGCAAAATAACGACAATCATCTATATCACGAAAATATGAGGTATCAATTTTTTGCATACCCAAATATGTTACTAAAGCAAATACTAATTCCATCTCTCACCTCACTAGTATTTATAAATAATAGTATCGTTCATCTATTCAAATAGACGGAAGTACCTATCAAGGGGAAGGAACGCACTTAACTTTTGGTAACTAATCGAAAGGAGAGTGTTATGAATACGATAATTTACCAATTATTAAGACTTGCAAAACAGTATCAGCGTGATAAATTACATCTGATGTTGAACTGTAGACCAAGATATAGGACATGATTAGTTCCTTTTTGGAAAGGCTGATTATCTATTTTGAAATAGTGTTTCCAATATAAATATAATGGAGAACAATTTTTTGTTCTCCATTTTCATAAGAAAGGAATAAAAATGTCGGTTGCAACAGCAATTTATAAAGAAACTTGCCATGTGTGTGAGATAGTAAATAAATCATTAAAAAAAGTATTAAGAAAAATACAGTTTGGTATGCAGATGAATGCAAATAGACGAGTGGCCAGAGAATTGGTAAGTCTTGGTTTTAGTAATCAAAAAGAGTACAATCAAATCATTCAACAAATGAATGACAGAACTATAAAAGAGTATCACGGAAAATAATAAAATGTGGCCCTACACAGAAGAAGAAAACGAATTTATAAGTGAGGAAAAACAATCTAAGTCTGATTGGGATTACGACACTTATGGACACGGCTCATAAATAGCATTAATGGCTAAAAAGAAATTTAAGAATCCAGTGGTGAATTGGATAGACCATAGGCTTGGTCTATTCAGTTTTCTTAACCACGAACTAAACGAATATCCAACACCAAAAAATCTAAATTATTTTTGGAACTTTGGCTCTCTAGCTGGTATATCACTTGTAGTGATGATTATCACTGGTATAGTTCTTAGTATGCATTACACTGCTCATGTTGATTATGCATTTGACTCTGTAGAGAGAATCATGCGAGATGTTAATCATGGTTGGTTGATAAGATACATTCACATGAATGGTGCTAGTTTCTTTTTTATAGTCACTTACATACATATATTTCGTGGATTATATTATGGTTCGTATAAAGCACCACGAGAACTTCTGTGGATTCTTGGTGTTCTAATACTACTCCTGATGATGGCAACTGCTTTCATGGGATATGTATTGCCGTGGGGTCAAATGAGTTTTTGGGGTGCAACTGTAATCACAAATCTATTTTCAGCAATACCTCTAATTGGTGAACAGTTTGTCACATGGTTATGGGGTGGTTTTAGTGTAGATAACGCATTGTTAAACAGATTCTTTAGTTTACATTTTGTGTTACCATTTGTCATAGTAGGAACAGTAATTTTACACTTGGTAGCTCTACATAGGTTTGGGAGTAATAATCCAATAGGTATAGATGTTAAGGGTAAACAAGATACGATACCTTTTCATCCTTACTACACCATAAAAGATTTGTTTGGACTTGGAATATTTCTGACGTTCTTTGCAGCTGCAGTATTTTTCTTTCCAAATTTTATGGGTCATCCAGATAATTATATCCCAGCTAATCCTATGGTAACACCAGCTCATATTGTCCCTGAATGGTATTTTCTACCTTTTTATGCGATACTACGAGCTGTGCCAGATAAGCTAGGTGGTGTAATCGCAATGTTTGGTGCTATTGCAGTATTGTTTGTGTTACCATGGCTAGACAGACAACCAATAAGAAGTAGTAACTTCAGACCATTGTACAGAATATTTTTCTGGATACTATTTGTTGATTGTATAGCATTAGGATATCTTGGTGCTATGCCAGCTGAGGGTTGGTATGTCTGGGCAAGTAGAATTTGTACACTATATTACTTTTTCCACTTCTGTGTGTTATTACCTTTACTTCCAAAGTTTGAACCTACGAAACCTTTACCCATAGGAATAAGCACGCCTGTATTAGAACCAAAAAATCCTCATTTGGTCAAGAAAGTTCGTAACTCGGTGTAACCACCAATATGTAGTTCCCCATCAAATATTTGTGGAACTGTTTTAAAACCTTTTTCTTTCATTAGGTTTTTTGCGTCTTGGTCTTTGTCAAGAGATATCTCATTGTATGGAATACCACACTCTTTCATAAGTAGTTTAGCTGCATCACAATAACCACATAAGTTCTGTGTGTAAATCGTGTATATCATTTTTGTAACTTAAATAAAATATACTCATCACCCATTTGTGGGTTTATAGTTATGGCTGGAACTCCAGAGGGTTTTGTTTTCCCTATATAATTCCACTCATATCCATCTTTCATCTGTTGATTTGCGGTTGTTCTAAATTCTTCTGTATCTACACTAAAAAGTGCGATTGCTAATACTAATATTCCCATAATAAATCCTCTAAATAATTATTTGTTAATAATGCTATTTAGTTGTTGACAATGCCTTTGTTTTAGTGTATAGTATATACAAAATAAGGAGAATCTATATGACAGAACTATCTACATTGATAGCACTTCTCAAAATGTGTGGTATACTCGCTATGGGTAGTAATCTACAACCATCTGAGGCATTTAACTGTAGACAAGCAGAACAGTTTACAGTAGAATACCATTTTAATGGTGATTACAATATGTATAGAGAATATATGATTTATGAACTAAAAAGAGATTTTGGAGAATCAAAATGAATTTATTTGAAAGACAAACTTTGGTGTGGGGTGGTATAGGATTTATTGCCTTTACATTTATTGCAAACTCGGTCAAGGCTGATACTACAGTTCAAGACCATTACAAAAATATTATATACAAAAAACCTAGTCAAGTAGAGGTTTGTTATGAGGGGTCTGGCGATAAAACTGGTGATACACTTTTAGGTGCGATTATTGGTGGTGCAATAGGACAGAACATAACAAAAGATTTACCAGATGGTGCAACTGCAGGAGCAATCATTGGTGGTATTTTAGGTAATCAGAACTCAACTGCATCTGGTAATGTTTGTAGAACTGAAACTAGATATACAGAGCAATCTAAAACTGTGTACTCACATAGTACAATTACATTTGTATATGAGGGTAAACAATATTCGGTGAATTTTAAAAAATGAGTGATATGACAAAACTTGATGCACGGCAAGAGCTTTTAGTTATCACTATGGAAGAGTGTGGAGAACTAATTCACGCTTGTTCAAAAGCTCTACGCAGAGGTGAATTATTTCAATACTCTGACTCAGAACAAAAACTCAAACAAGAGGTTGGCGATGTGTATGCAATGATTGATTTGTTAGTAGAGTGGGATGTATTATCTTGGGATGAGATAGAAGAACAACGAAATAAAAAAAGAGAAAAACTAAAAAGGTGGAGTAGTTTAATATGAAAACATATCCAAAATTACCAGATGAATTGTACGATTTAGAAAGGTCAATTTACGAGTGTAAAAATATAATTTATGATATCAAAGTATCAGAGAAATATGCTGATGATTTAGACGGAGCATTGAATGCAATATCAACTTTGTATAAAATAAAATTTGCAGATTGTCTAGCTAAATTTAATGAGATGGAAAGACAGTATATTGGACTACACGAATCTTGGCATGACATGAAACCAGTGATGTCAGAAGAAGATGCAAATAAACGTATGGATATCATAGGACAAAATGGTAATGATGGTTTACATTATAATGAAGAGCAACTAGATTTATTTAATGAGGAGAATGTTGGATGCTAGTAAAAGAAGTAGATAGATTAGTATTTTTGATGGAAGAGATAGCCATACTGAAAACAAAAATACAGCCAGAGGATACTGGCCACATATACACCACTATATCAACACTTGAAAGTCGTGTTGAAGAAGTCAAAAAGAGCATAGAAGAAAATAAGGAGACAAAATGGTAGAGGTATTGTCGGAATATTTTAGTGATGATATGAAAGAAAAAGCCACAGTACGGGCAATTCAGAAAACAGACACCACAGGCATCGGACAGACCACAATGTTTGAAGTAATGTGGCAGGGGGAATCTGTAGGCATATATAATACAGAACAAGAAGCAGAAAATATAGCAGAAAATTATGCGTTGGGAAGTGCAATATCCAGAACCTAAAAGGCCAAGACCTTTTAATTTATATGACGGAATCGTATGTGTCGGATTTGCATACGGATACTGGATTGCAGTGCTATCACTGAACATTATAATGTTTTTTGTTATGGAATTATTGTGGGCTTGGTATGTACAGAGAAGATTGGAGAGTAAGTAATTATGAAATGTTGGGCGTGTGATACAGAACTTATTTGGGGTGGCGACCATGATTTAGAAGAAGACGAAACACATTCTATGATAACAAATCTATCGTGTCCAGAGTGTGAAGCGTATGTAGAAGTATATCATGGAAAGAAAGAAGATGATTAGTTTTTTTATTAAATTTTACTTGATTTGTGGACTAATTTATGTTACTATAAGTTATAATGATGATATGAGAAACATGCGAACAATGATGAGAGGCAGACCAAATGAAAGTGAAATCGTACCAAACGAATCCTAATATGCTAGTACCATACTATTTAATGTACTCATATGCGTACTATAAAGAGAATGAATCACTTATATCTGACCATGAATATGACGATATATGTAAACAATTAATAGAAAAATGGGATACAATCAAACACTGGCATAAACCATTACTAAATTTAGAATCACTCAAAGCAGGTACTGGCTATGATATAAAGTATCCAAAGAGAGTGATTTACGCTGCTCTAGCCCTTATAAAAGAAGATAAACTACATAAAAGTGAGATGGATTAATGTTTTATAATATAGAAAAATTAAATGAACTTGAGAAAATAGTGTCTGATAATTTAAGTACAGCAGATTGTTTAAACGACAGCTCAAGCACAAAAGAACTTAGACCTATCTGGATAAACTACAGAAGTGATATGCCTAAATGTTTGATGGTCATAAGAGAATATAGAGAGTTACTCAGACAATATGAAAATAAATCTGGATAAAATGAAAAAACCTTTGTTCGTAGAGAAGAAGTTTATGGACAATTACAGAGAGAAAATAGCACAATTACGCGTGCGCTTACAACAGCTTATAACACTTACAAAGAGAAATAAATCAAATGGCTATCAATGACCCAGAGATAAAGAAAGATACCAGAAGAGATGCATGGGATAGAGATTATATGCCATACGGATATAAGAAACCCATACAACAATCAGACAAACGTATAGAGAACGCAAAACCAGTATTCATCTTTGCATTCTTCTATATTGCAATATTAGTGATGGTAGGTAACAATTGATTCGGTTGTGGAAATACTGGTGTAAAGCCATGGGTAGTCATGCGTATGATGATGATAGGAAAGATGACTATGTGCATCTTATTATACGCACCTTTTGGTTTCTATTACATATCGTAACTTGTCTAATGATTATCACAGGCAATGGTAGAGTGCTAGGGTGGTGGTAATGAAACCTTTGAAGACTGCAGACTTTGTATTACTTTATATTATAGTCATAGCCATAGTGTATTGTAGTGTAGGGATAATGATGAAATGAACAATCTAATAAACTTTATAATGGTGCCAACTATAGTAACAATCTTTCTCATAGTGGCTACAGTACTTGCGTATAACAACCATGATATAGCAAGGTTCTGGTAATGATAAATGGGAATTTGTGGTATATTATGGGATTATCGGACACTTTAATAAAAGGCTAGAAAAAACATAGAGTTGTTGTGATTAGTGTCTGTAGCCTATCAGCTTATATCGCAAAATAATCAAAAATATTTCAGAATAATTCGCAGAAAGCACTTGACAAGCGCTCCATAGTTTGTTATAATGAATTGTGATTCGGAGAGAAAGGATTTCATATGAAAAATAAAACAGAATTTATGACAGAGATTTTCATAGATGGCGAAGAGGACGCATCGGTGGTTACCTTTGCTACCAGAGAAGTAGATGCCATAGATGAGGCATTCGAAGAGTTTGTGAAGCTAGGTATGGATGCCAGCTGGATATCGCGCATAGAAACTGTGCAGGTGCCGCAGCACTATACCGCAGATGAGCTGGCATAGAAAGGCGTTGACAATGTTTTAGATTTGTGATACTATAAAGAAGAATCAGAGAGAGCTCATTAAGGTGGGTTGGTTCACAGTAAAGTTCCATGATGATGGTGTGATGATGTGTTGAGCTCTCTCTGGTACGCATGGTGGAGGCCAGGGCGCGTTTACTGGAACTCGCAAGAGTTAGGGTGAAAACCACTGCAAAGCGCTCCCACCTATTTTCTACAGCAGGGGCGGCATTGTTTCTGGCAGGCGGCATGTAATCTATAAATGTAATAAGTATCCAATGAGAAATTTTGAGGTAGTGTCCGAGTGGTGAGGAGATGGTCTGCAAAACCATTTACGAGAGTTCGATTCTCTCCTACCTCTCCAAATATATGCGTTGACATTCTAGCCGAATCATGTTACTATGCTAATATAATGAGAGTGAATATAATATGAATATAGATTTTAAAAAGTTATCTCCCACACATACTAGAGATTGGTATGTCAAGTGGGCAGCATCTTTAGTACTCATAGTCGCACAAGCCTTTACTTCAGTTGGTGGTTTAGAACCATACAATCTAATGTTGTTTGCCATTGGTTTATCTGGTTGGTTACTTGTAGGTTATTGGTGGCATGATAGAGCTTTGATAGTCATTAACAGTGTTGGCATATTCATTAATATCACTGGCATACTGAATTACTACATGGGGATATAATATGACAATGCATTTACTTCCAGCATATTGGACTACTAACAATCATAAGAAACGTAAGAAGAAAAAGGTATCCAAACGTATGGAACAAGAGTTGATTCAACATGAGAAGTTTTTAAGGAGAATGGGTGTAGACCCAAACTACAAACGTAAGCCCGCCCCCCTAAAACTGGATTGGGCTTCAAAACAGTTACCCTCTAGGGATATAAAGGACTATGATTGGAGAATACAAACCAAGAGAGATGCCAAACGATACAATGGTACAGCTGTATTAGGTCAGGCATATAACAAAGGTAACTTAGTTGTACTAAGTGCCACAGAGGCAAAAGATGATGCCACAGGAAAAAGAAGATGACATTTGAATTATTTTATTACAGTTTTATAGCCATGGTTATTCTGATGGCATGGATGACTTATGATGATGGAAGATAGATACAAAGAATTTGAAGAGGCTTGTAAGATAGAACCGATAAAGTCTAACAAGTT